CTTGAAAGCGGTCTACTAAATACTGGTCGTTAATAGGAGTAACACTCGCCCCCGCATTACGCTGGTCTATGACCATGCCGCCATTGATGATGCGGTTTTTAAAGCCGAAGGTGCTGGCAGAGTCAAAACTTGTAGCCAAAAGAGTAGTGAAAGTTCCTGGGGCAGCTGTTGTAGCACCAATCGTTGTATTGTTGAGCGTGCTTGCTCCAGTAACTGTCATTGTTCCAGCAACCTTCAGCGTCTTGCCAGAGCCGACATTAAGGCCGACAGAAGTACCTGTGCCATTGGCTGTGAACAACGCGTCAATGGTGTCCATGTCAGTATTGATCTTTGTACCCCAAGTGTCAGTACTGGCCCCTACCTCTGGCTTGGTGAGTAGTAGGTTAGAAGTCGTGGAATCTGCCATAGTAAATCTCCGTTAAATCCCGTGATTAGGATGAAAGTTTAATTGCAATTCTGCTGATTTGCGTTTGCAAACAGCCTCAAAAAAATCGTCAAAATATCCTAAAAATTTTCCGCAAGCCCTGACTTCCCATTTGTCGTATCGCTTACCTAATCTTTTAGTCCATGAAACACCAACAACACCAGAAGTGTTATCAGATGGTTTTGAAATGTTTTTTCCATTTCCAACTCTGTCAGTTGCCCTAAGATTTACAAGTCTGTTATCAGTTCTTATATGATTTTGATGGTCAATTTCTTTTGGATAGAAACCATAAACATACATCCAAACAAGTCTATGAGCACTGTGTCTGACTCCATCTATTCCAATGATCCAATAACCATGACTATCTTTGTTACCAGCAATTCTTCCTTTTACCGCTTTAGTCCTATCCATTGCCCATGTAAAAACACCAGACTCAGCGTCATAGTTCAACACTTCTTTCAATCTTTGCTGAGTCAATAATTCCGTATTTTTCATTTTTAACCTATGCAATTGCTTGCCAAGTTTCCGCGTTATCTGAAATTGCTGTCCATGATTCTGAAGTGTCTGTGCCTGGTGTCCAGCTCTCGGATGTATCCGAAACCGCTGACCAAGACTGAGAAGTGTCTGACTGACCTGACCAGGACTCGGATGTGTCTGGTGTAGCACCCCACCCGAATCCCAGTATGGTCCCAATAGAACCTGATGCACTTACCCCAATTATCGCTACCGAAATGACGTTTGTGACGCTGCCAACATTTGATGTCGCTGATACGCCAGTAATCTCTTGGAACGTGATTACTTCAACGCCGAATGTCCCAACGGACAGGGTTGAAGCATTACCACTTAGGGCAAACGAAGTATTTCCGCGAGATACAGTTCCAGCAGACAGGGTTGAAGAGTTACCAGATACATCTACCGACCTGGCAGGCGCCACAGTGCCAACGGACAGGGTTGCAGCGTTACCAGTAACTGCCTTGGTGCTCGATACCGCAACCGAGCCAGCGGACAAGGTTGCCGCATTGCCGGTGATGGCCACCGAGACTGACGCGACAACAGTGCCTACGTTGCCGGTGGCAATTACGCCATCCTCTTGCTCGGATATGTTGACAAGCAATGTGCCAACGGCGCCAGTTGCCTGGTTACCGCTGACAACGACATTGCCTATGCCATAGACGCCCTTGCCGTAATAGCCAGAGCCGTATGCAGCCATATCGCTGCCCCCAGGTTATGCCAGCCGAATCAGGCCGGTGCTGGAGTCATTGGTGGGCATGGTCAGGGTAAACGTACCGGCGGTCACTGTCTGTGACCCAAAGGTATGCACGCTGACTGCCTTGTTGCTCTGGCTTGAGTTATAGATCAGGCACGCATCAAACGCCGTAGTCAGCGTGACGCTGCTAAAGACAATGCTCGCGCTGGGAGTGATAAACGCCGTAGTGCTTGTGGAGGACGGGGCAGTGCCAAACGTGACCGCAACGCCGCCAGCGGTGTATCCAGTACCACTCACCTCATTGGTGCTGCTGTAGGCCGTTGTAGCGGCTCCCAGGCTACCTGCTGTGGTAAACAGGGCAGCCTTAAATGTGTCTGCCGTGGAAACAGTGTGCGCAGGTACTCCAGTGCCGTTAAACGCATGGACCGCGTTTAGCAGGTCAACCTTGAACGACGTACACATTGCCTGGGTATTAGCCATAGGTAATCCTATCCAATCATCGCCGCGACACCCTCTGCCGTGACGTTCTTTTTCAACAGTACATGAACCGATCTGTGGACCAGTTCCCCATCTAACCAGTACTCAGTCCAACTGGTTAGCTCGTTATCGTTTTCAATAGCGCCATCTTGCTTCACCAGCAGAGAGTCATCCATATCACCCTTGGTGGTAGTGACAATCATCCAAAGCTCCTTGCACGCGCAGCCATAGCTCCACCAGACGTAGAGCCACGATCATCTGCCGTCTGAACATCGGTCAACGCCCTGTCGTACAGGTTTGACCATACGGGTATTCTCGCATCATCTTGCAGATATGGCGCAGCCTGCAATAGGCTGCCATAAAGGTAGATATCGGGGCTGGATGTCAGCAGCCAGTTAGTCGCTACTGTGGATGACAACTTGGTCAATTTGGCGTAGTACACCAGCTCAGTGGTGTACGTTGCATCTGGCGTAGGTACTAGCCTGATCTGGCCACCAACAATGCCAAAGTATTTAGGACGCGAGGCGGCAGAAAATGTTCTAGATAGATCGTCCAATGCATCAATAGTCTGGAATATTAATGGCGTGACGGGGTTTGTGCTTGTCAGCTTGAGTGACTTTGTCTCTAAGAAATCATCGGGTACGGCGCCGTACTCGGCAGAGAAACTAGCCGTAGCCCTATTAATCATCTGCCTGGTGCGCAGCTGGCGCTCAATCTGCGCCTCTGCCAGAGAGATAAAGTCGGCAATGGCAGACGTTAAATCGGTGCGGTTAAGCCAATCACCGATTGATGTCTTTAACTCCGTGTACGTTGTCAGAGCCATTACGTTGCCTTTTCCTTTTCTTCAAGCTCGCGCATGACCCAGGTGTGGTCGTGCTTGAATTCAAACGTGCCAATGTGACCAATCTCTTTGCTCACGTCATGGTCAATGTGGATTTTAAACCCTGCATCTTGCGCTTTACGGCAGAAGAAAATATCCTCTCCAATGTAGCCGCGCTCCTTTGGGCGCCACGGCGTCTCAAACCAAGGCTCTGACAGCTTCTCAAAGACGTTACGCTTAATCAGCATCACGCCCATGCCAATGGAGCCAACCTCCTCAATTCCGGTGGACTCGGGCATGGTGTACACCAGCTCCCGCGTCCCGTCAGGCTTGTAGTTCTGAGCTGTGGGTCCGGTGGGCATACGGCGCCGTGCGCAGTTGGTGGCCACAATGTCAAGGTCGTGCTTGAGCAGCCGGCCAACCATGTCCTGCGGGAAGGTCATATCCGAGTCAATAAACAGGATGTGCGTGCAGCCCTCGGCCATCGCATCCAAAGCCAAATCAGCACGCTGGTTCTGTATCAGCGTACCCTGCATAATCTTCAGAGATACGGCGTCGGTGGTGCTGATAGTGTGATACGCCACCATATTCACCAGGCAGTAGGTGAAATTTGTGTGGACCATATCACGCGCTGGCGTGCAGACTGCTACATAGTTCATACTTGTCCTGGGCGAGTTCTAAAGTATTGGTTTTCGGGGTCGTTGAGCCAGCGTTTCATGTACGCATCATCATCCAACTTACCCTCTGCCTTGAGCTTGAAATAGACACTCAGTGGTATGGACGCCACGCGGCTCCACTCTCCATACTTGTCGTGCTTCTCGCCCTGGTTGTAAATGCTGCGGTTTTCTTCAATGATCGCCGTTACATCTTGACTTGTCTGAATGGTTGCCTTGTCAGTGTCCTCGTCGTAGTGCCACGTCCGATTGATGCCAAGGTCTGAGTTTGTGTTAAATAATCTTGATTCGCTCATTTAAAAAAGGGACCAGGTTTCCCTGATCCCTTCCATTGTTGATTACGAAGTAATCAGGTCAGCAGCTAGGCCGTGGGCATTCTCAGTCAAAACCTTGTGACCGTATTCAACGATAAGCATACGTTTATCGGCGTCTCCGGTCTTAGCCAGTTCGATCTGCTGGTAAGGACGCAAGGTGGCTACCTTTGCGTACTCAGGGTCAAGCACCCAGGCATCACGCTCACGTTGGAACCTGTTCGCAACCGTGGCCACATTTCCGAAATCGCTGACATAAAGATCCACGGCCCCCACGATAGTGGCGGGTTTTGCGCCACCATCAATGTTGAAACGCGAGGACGCAATACCGGCAAAACCAGAGACGCGCTGCTTGTTGATAGGACCAACCATCAAGATTTTTGGAGTACCGCCAGCGGCCCAGACTTGCTGGATGACGTTCTTCAAAATTGTCTCGGTGAAGGTACGCACCGTGCCATCAGTACGGGCGCTGTTAGGCAGCGTTGTGTAAGATGGGTTAGTGCCGTCACTCGCCTTATCCACGTTGGTCTTGATAAACGCACCAAGCGAAGCAGTACCGCGTGCAACGCTGGTAGAACCAGCGGCAGCCACTGCACCATTGAGAAAGGTGAATTCTTGATCGCGACGAAGTTCAGAACCCCGCTTGGCAATTTGATAGGCTAGTTCACTGCGACGCCCTGCCTTGTTAACCACTTCCTCAGTTGCGGACAAGACAATAGTCTTGCGCGAAATCTGAGCGTAGTTCTGCAAACGCACGGTAGCGACAACAGCATCGAAGGATGCAACATCGTCACCCTCTAATTGCTTGTTCGCTGCTGCGGCTGCCAAGGTATCGGTCTGCCACTCAAACAAAGAATTGCTGATCGACTCGCGTCCAATGTTGGATTGGTACGGTACATCTTCCGGTGCAATATTGGTAATAATATTGCTCAAATCTTCACGGATACCTTTGGCATCAAAGGTAGTGAAGGTGTTAGTTACGATAGTCATGATTTACTCACTTTAATAAAAGTTCAATTGCGGAAGCCGCGTCGTTGACGCGACCAGTTTTTGCAAGACGCTGTTTTGCGCGAGTAGCTTCACTTGTCGTGGAGACACGGCCTGCTGCACCTGGCTTGGCAGGACGTGGACCATTGTTCGTCACCGGCTTGATGTTCTGCCTCTTGCCCATCATCTGCTCGTACAGTGCCGCCTTACGCAGCACGTTAACGACTCGGTGGTCGAATATGTTCTTCAGTTCATCGGTGCTAAACCCAGCCTTTTGGCCGAAGTCAATGAGCAATTCTTTCTCTTTTTTCGCCTTGTTTGGGTCTTTCCAATCAGGCAAAACCTTCAGCAGCTCGTCTTGCTGTTGCGCAAGAAAAGACTGCATCTGTTGAGCTTGCTCCTGCTGTGAAATCTGCATAAGACGCTGCTGCTCAAATTGAATAGCCTGCGACTTTGCTTGGTTTTCACGCATCACCTCTTTCTGCCGCACCCACTCGATGGGGTCCTCTTGGTAGAGGCGATCCCAGTCGATATTAGGTTGCGCGGCTTGCTGAACCTGCGACTCCAATGCTCCTAACAACTGAGCGTACTGACTACGCTCGGCACGAATGGCCTCGGCTTCCGACTCGACTTGGCGTCGAATTTCGGCAATCTGCTGAGTCTTTCGCGTGTAGTCCTGAGTCCGTGAATATCCCTTCTGAAGTTCGTCCAGGGTTACAGTAACCTCAGTGCCGTCAACTTTGACGGTAAAGGTCTGATCCGGCTTTTCTTCCTCGGAATCTTCACTTTCCTCTAACTGTTCGCCATCCGTGACATCATCGGTTGCGTCTGCATCTTCCGCTGATGTTTCGGATTGCGCCGCCGACTCGCCTTCCAGCGAATCGTCAAACGTCTCCTCAATTGACTGTTCTCCCTCATCGGGCAGCATTGCTGAGAGTGCCTGGGCCGCTTGGTCCAGATTCATGGGTCCCGCAGAACCCGTTTGTGCTTGTTGCATAAATGTCCTCTACTTATTCGCACGCTCGATAGCGCGTTGCGCCACCTTTGCGTTATCAACAATCTTTTGCAATTCAATCTTTAGATTGTCAATTGCCTTTAGCATGGACCAGGCGATCTCTCGCTTGGCTGACTCCTCTGGTTTCGTTGACCGAAAGTACCAGAGCTGGTCGTTTTCCATTTTGTTGATTGCCATGTTGAAAGTTTCATCCTCCAGCAACTGGCTTGCCTTTCGGCCCTTGCGTACAAGTTCATCATTCTCCATTTATGCCATTCCAAATTGGTTGATGGGCGCAGCCGCTGACATCTGGGCTTGTGCCAGGGTAGTCTGCTGCTGCATTGCTTCTCGGTTAAGACTTTGCTGTGCTTCAATCTCAGCCGTAGAAATCTGTGCGTTGTACTTTAACTCTAATTCATATTTCTTTAAGTATAAATCTTGAGCCAAGGCATCACGCCGGTAATCGTCATCGCGCAGCATCTGCTGATGCTTTAGCTCCAGCTCTGCCGCTTTTTTCTGAATATCGGCCTCGATAGACTTGGCCTGCACCTGCGCCAATACCTCCTCGGGAGTAGGCTTGGGAGCTGGTGGCGCTGGCGGCTGGTAGTCAGCAGGCACGTCATTGAAATACTGGGACGTATCCTTAAACCCAGACAGCGCCACGATCTGGCGCAGGGTATGGGAGTACTGAGACGGGGTAACCAGCGGGTTCTGTGGGCCTAGCTGGGTCAGTGCCTCCTGCTGCTTGGCTAGGATCATCATCAGAGCCTGGATGCGCTCGTTGGTGTCCCCGTTACCCAGGCCGATATTGATGTGTACGTCCATCGCTGAATTCCATGCGCGCGGGTCCATCTGCACAAACCCGTTACTCAAACGAATCATCCGAGGCTTGTCCTGGTGCGTCACCAGCAAGAACAATATTCCCTTAAACAGCTTCTTCATGCCCTCGGCCATCAATCGTGCCGTCAGTTCAATCCTGCCCTGGCTTGCGCTGATGGTGGCGGCCACCGCGGCCTTGGTGCTCGACTGCAAGGCATCAGCGTTCAAGCCCATCGCGGCCTTGCTCATGCCGGTGCGGTCCTCTTTGATCTGGTCGATGTAGTCCAGCATCGGGAACGCTGCCTGGCCAACAAATGGATTGCTAAAGGGCTGCACCATCCCAGGTTGGCGCATACGGATAACGGCGCCCGTCTCGTTGTTGAGCACGTCATCCATGTTGACCATGCCCTCCACCACCGCAGTGCGCGGATGGATAGACTGCGCCAAAGAATCTAGGGTATTGCGCAAAATCTCTGACTTGATCTCTTGGATGTCGTGCGTGATGTCGAAAATAGACATCGCCTCCAGTGGAGACGTGTGCGGCTCGGGGTCGCAGGGGAAGTCAACAAATGGAATGTAGGACGCTGGCAGGTTACGTACTACCTTGTACCCAGAGCCAATGCAGCAAATCTTGCGCAGCTCTGCCATGCCGTCGCCGTCATAGTCAATGCGCGAGTATGCCTCAATGTACAAGACGCGCTGCTGCATCGGGTTCGCGCTGTCGTTCATACCAAACGTAGTAGACAGCGGCTGGCGTGCCAAATACTCCTCATTACTGTCCAAATCTGTGGACGTGATGTTGTCGCGTACCTCGTCCTCGTCGTAGCCCATCGCCACCAGCTCCTCGACTGTGGCCATCTTGCGGTGGGCAATGATTCCGGCATCATCAAAGGACCTGGCGCGCCGGTCGAGCAATAATTCCTCGGGCGGCACTGCCATGATCTGGATGCGGCCATCCTTTATCACGCGCTTGATCTGCACGTCGTGCAGCATCGGCGGTGGCGGCATAGGCATCGGCTGGCCGGTGGCTGGGTCAACCTGTGGCGCCATGCCCTGCATCGCCTGCGCTGCGGCAGGGTCTGGGTAGCTAACGACAATCTTGACTTCGGCATCTTCTTGCGCAAGTATCTGCAATGTCTGGTCATCTAAGCCAGAATATTCCTCAATCCGGACAGATTCTGTCTCCTCCCACCAGTACTTAGCAATCCCACACTTACGCACCAGGCTATCTTTGAAGATAGCGTAAGTGGTCATAAACCCGTTGTTGTCACTGTTGAACACGAAGTTAGCGTAGTCGGTGGCCTGTTTGGCAAATGCCACGTCCTCGGGACCCTCTGGCACAAACTCGACAACGTTCTCGCTGGAGAAGAACACCCGCATCAGGCTTGGCATCATGGCCGAGACAGTGTCCCGCACCTCCATCGCCACCACCTGGGATCGGCCATCTTCCTCGTTCCCAAACTTGTCGCCTCGGTAGTACTCAGTACCACGCGCACGGATAGGCGACAAATCAGAATCTACATAACTGACCGCGTCGGTCAGGTCCTGGCCAATGATCGCCTCAAGCTCGGCATCATCCATCGGTTCCATCGCCGACACGTCGGTGGTAAGTAATTCGTTCATCATTTTGATTTGTTCCTTGCAGATATTGCTTTTGCCTTTGCGCGAGCATCTTCCTTGGAGGACGCGCCCCACGCTTTGAGGGATAACAGCAGCCTGGTCGGTTCGCCGTCTTTCATCTCAGGGCCAGGCATATTGCCCATTCTCGCAAGGAATGACGCCCTGCGCGGGTTGTCGCCAGACTTAACCGGCGCTTTTAAATCCATGCCCTGGGCCTTGGCACTAGCGCGCCCCTTGGCGTTTAAGCCACCGCTGGGACTCTTTCCCTCACTACGCTGCCAGGCCGGTGTTTTCATTTAATGCCCCAAAAATACAAATCTCTTGGAGATTGGCTTTCGCTAAATTGATGACGTGAAAACCTCTTAGCCAACAAACCAAAGTGTCCCGCCTCAAGATTCATGTAGTAGTCATTGGTAAAGGGCGCATCACGCGGTGACGTTCTCGTCGTCCCGTGCTCCTGCCTTCCGGTAGTCGCGCAGGAAAATACAACCAAGCCGCCAACCCTCACCAGGTCAATCATCTTGGTAAATGTCTTGCGCCAGTGCCGGTCATGCTCAAAGCACTCGCACGATATGGCCACATCAAAGTAACCATCAGCGTATGGCAACTCGTGACCCGCGCACACAATGTCAACGCCCTCGCCCTCGCCCAGGTCGCAACCGACATACTCGTCAGAGCTTGAGAAGAACTCACGCACGCTGCCGTTGATGTTCAGTGAGCCAACCTCTAAGACCCGCCCACCCGAAAAAAACTCAGGGAAGTGCGCCTTGACGCCACTGACAAAATCAATTTGTGCTTGGTGACTCATTTGAACCAGACCTCTGCATAGTGTGGCCGGTTCTTTCGCAACCAGGGCATGGCCTGCTGGGTCAATCTCTCACCATCCAAGCCAATGGTCGCGCTGCCAATGTGATGCACATAAGACCGACTCAGGTAATGCTGGAAACCGGCCTGGCGCAAGTCCTCGCAGTGGACATCATCGGAGTACCAGTTCAGCGGAGGAAACTTAAAGCAATCCCACGCATCGCGCCCTATCCACGCAAATATGGGACTAACAACCTCCATCTGCACAATGCAATCCTCATAGGGATACTTGAAGTAGTGCAGCTTCTCGTCAAAGGGATTGGTGCGAACGTTCTGCCCAGGACGCGCCGCATCACAGCGCGCCGACACCCAACCCACTGGATCGGCAGTCTCTTTTTTCAACTGCTGCACGTCCTCCATCAATTCCTTGTAGCTGGTAGGCGTCAAAACAATATCGTCATTGGCCACCACCACGGAATCAAACCCATCGCTCAGTGCTCTGTCTATGATCTGGTTGTAATCTTCACCAAAATTGTGCGGTGAGCCAAATACTTTAAGGTCAGTATCAAAGCCGCCAATCACCGACTGAGGACCGCGCAAGTAAACAGGAACCTCGGGACAATACTCGGCAATGCTCGCAAGCATCACCCGCAAACCCTTGCCGTGTACTGTGGATATGACTATGGGGCAGATCACTTTTTAGGCTTCTTCGCTGTCTTAGCCGCCTGCCTAAAGTCAGCAGCAGAGGGCGCCGCCTTGCTGCCGACCTTGTTCATCTTCTCTTTAGAGCCAGCCGCGATACGCGCTTGCTTGGCGTTAATGTTGGCATAGAGTCCAGGTTTTGCGTTCTTCATATCAATCACCTAAATTAGTATCAACCGATTCAGTGTCCCCATCATTAGGGCCGCCAACAACCCACGCATCGCACGTCCGGCTGGCCGCGCACTTGAAGTCAAATATCTCGCAGTACCCAAGGTCAGCCAAGGCAATCGTCCCCCACGGGTCTGCCTCCATACCGATACCCTTGGCAATACACTCCTTGATGGCATCCTGCACATTGAACGCGGCGCAGTTACCACAGCGGCTCTGCTTGGCGTCAGCAATGCTCACGCTCCAGGTATCGGCCTTTTTCTTCCAGTACGCCGTGTTAGGCAGATCAGGATTCTCAGGGCCATACGCCGCCGTAGTAATCGCCTTGGCGCGGTTCTTCAAGTTCAGAGTCACGTCCTGCGTAGGTAGCGGACACTTCTTGTCTGTCTTAGACATCATCTGCTTCATCGCGCCTTGGTAGCGCGCAGGCACATCACGCATATTCGTGGCCATTACATTCTCCTTGTATACTATAGCAATGAAAACTACATTGCAATCGCTATCATGAAAACTTCAGAATGCTTGTTTTGTAAAAAACAATTCACTCCAAAAAAGAAAACAACAAAATACTGCTGCAGACATTGCCAGACAAAAAACATCGGAATCTTGACTGGCAAGCAAAGAGCTGAAAAACGTAAAAATGGGAAAATTCTTTCATGTTTAATTTGCTCAACATCATTCTATGTCCCTGCATACAGAATTGAAACAGCAAAATTTTGCTCTAGGAAATGCACATCAATTGCCAATCCTCAAAATACGAAAAAAGCTCGACTTGCAAGCCCTCTTATGAAAAGAGCAGGCATTGGATCAATCAAAAAATACATTGTTATCAAAGTTGATGGAAAATATATTAGAGAACATCGCCATGTAATGCAGGTTCATCTTGGTAGAAAATTAGAAACTCACGAACATATTCATCATATCAATGGGGATTCATCTGATAACAGGATTGAAAATTTACAAGTTTTAACAAATTCAGAACATCAAAAGTTAGAACTTAGCTTTTTTTCTTCTGCTTTATTCCAGCAGAACTCAAAGCAATAGCCACCGCCTGGCGTGGATTCTTCACTACTTTGCCGCCTGGTCCAGAGTGCAAGCCTCCGGTCTTAAATTCATGCATCACCTTGCCAACTTTCTTCTGTGCCTTGGTCATCTTCATGATTTCACTCCTAGAAATTAATTACGCCAATTATGCTACGCGGGGTATGTTCCTGCGCAGTGACTGCCCCCACTTATTGCTGGACGCAGAGCCAAACGCACCCGTTATCGCGTCACTTGCAAACGTCAAGCAAAACGCGTCTGCCCTATCGGGACTCGCTAACCCGCGCTTCCTGATCTCGTCCTTACCCTCAATCTGAATCTTGCCGCTGCTCGTAAACGAATACCGCACGGTGGCCAGCTCCGAGATCAACAGGTCATCCTTGGGCATGGTGCAGTCACGCTGCTCCAACCACGCCTTGGCCTTGTGCCATAACTCTGCCTTCAAGTTCCTGTACGTACCGCCCATCGCTGGACTCTCGGAGACATTGATACCCCGCGCCGGCAGGTTCAGCTCGCGCAGCCGGTCAACCACGCCAGCACCCAAACCAATAGAGTCCACCAGTATCTCGTGCGGACGCTGGCTCGGCATCAGCACCTCATACTCGGAAACAATCGCACCCGTCAGTTGCATTAGGTCCAAATTCTTCCACGTCTTAATCGGCTCGGTCACCGCGTTGCCCTGGCGCTTGCAAAGTGCGCTACGGTCAGAGCCGAACCTGGCCACGTCCAATCCCCACACTAACCTTGCGCTGACGCTTGGCGCCACGTCCCGCTGTGTGGCCATCTCCAATAACTCCATCGGGATAACGGTGTCGTCATCGCTCCTGGGAAACTCACCCAGCACGCGAATGCGGTACGCGTTGCTCTCCTCGCCATACCTAGACTTCATCTCCTCGATGTAAGCCTCCGAGACGCGGGGCGAGTCCGCGCACGAAACCTTCATCGTGATCCAATCACCCGCCAAACGGTTATGTGTGTCAAAGAAGAAACCACTGGACCTTACCGGATTACCTAGTAACAAAGTTACAGCGCTGTGGCCGGACATGGAACCTGCCGCAGCCTCGAACACCTGCTCGGGGATACCGCTGGCCTCGTCTGCCACCAGCATGACGTGCTCGCTGTGTACACCCTGTAACGCTTCCGGCTGCTCGGCCCTGCTGGTCCTGGCGCTGATAAACGCCTCGTTTGGGTACTCCTTAAACTCGATCCGGTCTTGCTTAACCTCCAGCTGGTCTTGCAATGTCGGCGGTAATGCCTTCACCCAGCGCTTTAGCTCCGCGAATAAAGCGTCATACAGCTGCGAGCTGGTCGGCGCCGTGAGCACAATCTTGACGGGAAAGCGTAGGAACGCATACCAAATAATCGCCCAGGCTGCTGCCGTGCTCTTGCCTACGCCATGTCCCGACCGGACGCTGATCCTGCGCTCACCCTTGGCAATGTGCATCAGAAATTCCTTCTGCCAGGGGTCAGGCTCCGTATTGAGCACCTCCTGGACAAAGAGCACAGGGTTGCGGTAGTACTTCTTCGCCCACTCAATAAACGGGTTCTTGGACTGCTCGCCTTGTGCCTCTGTCATCTCGGTGACAGTGGACGCGATAGTTGGCACAGTTTTTATTTTTTTTTTGGCAGAGGGCGGTGTCGGTGACACGGGTAGGGGGGTCGGGGTCATGGCGGCGGTGTCTGTTTAGGTGCAGCAGTTGCCGCCCCCGCCGCCAAAGCAAAGGGGGGGGGTCGCGGCCACTGGAGCCAGCCGGACGGGCCAGTACCCAGCGTACAGTGGTAAGTTATCCACAGGATAGTCACAGGCTAAACAACTTAACATAATGCCCGTCGTATAAAGTAGAGACACTTGAGACATGGTTATCCACAGACCTGCTGGACGTTGTCAGCGTCCTGCACCACCTCGACATGGCGCAGCGCATCGAGGCGCAGGCCGCCAATGGAGATGTTGACCGCGGGACCGCGCTGCTGGGCGTAGACGCCAGGCTTCCAGCGCTCTGCTACCCACTGGCGCGTCTGTATGCGCACTCTAGCCAGGTTGCTCTCCTCCGGCGCCGCCTGGTCAGCGATCTCCAGCGTCTGGCAAGCGAGCACATCTGCTGCACGGGCGCGCGCGCGAGCAATTTTATGCTCGTTATCGGGCATATCGCACCATATTTCCAATGCCCTTCGCCCGATTCCAAGTGCCTCGCATATCCGCGCCGTTGACTTGCCGGCCTCGAACATGGCCACGATCTCCTCGACCTGGAGCGAGTCCAGCACCGCTAGGTCGCTAGTCTTTTTCGGTTGCCCAGCCATTAGAAAGCCCTCCAACGCAAAATAGCGCGCCCAAGCACCATACCCATGCCCAGCCCCACATAATCGCTTCTACGCATCATCTAGCCCCTTTAAAAGCCTTTGTGTCGAACAGTTTCGGCAGCGTGCTCGGTTTGCTCATGTCCAGGTCGTTGACCATGTCATCGAACCCGCTTGGACCACCGACCGCCACCAGCTTGCTCTCTGGCCACAGCCGCTTGATCTCTCCCAGCTGACCGCCTGCCTGCTTGGCTAGGATTATCGCAACCTCTGCCGCCGTCCAGACGTCCCTGTCGGTTGATCCTGGCCACTGCTGGCAGTACAGCGCCTTGGCACGCTCATCGGGCACGATCACGAAAACTGTTCCATCCTCGCGCTGGTGCTCGATCTGCCCCAGGTCTGGAAGTTCGCTAACCCCGTTGTCTGCAGCCCAGGTCTCCATCGCCTGGTACGCCTTGCACATACCCCTGACCGCCTTGTTGAGCTTTTCGTCGTCCCGATCTTCCTGGGCCTGCCAAACCCTCTCCAGTTGCAGCCACACCTTTTCGCGTAGCTCGCTATCCACCAACCAGACCAGCCTATCAATACCCCATTTAGCATCATGGGTATTCTTCCGATTAGCCAGCTCAACCATGACCGCGTTTTTAAACACGTCAAACTTGTCTGCTGGATATGCTGGCATTGCTGGCGGGTTAATCGCCAAAGATTTAAGTTTTTTAGTTGCCACATGGTCCTCCGATTCTGGGCATTGTGCGGAGGAAAAAATGGGAGCGTATATCAAGACATACGCTCTCCCATTTTTCCATTCCCGCCAAATCTATGCCGAAACACTGTTTTTTTCCATTTTTCTTCCATTTTTCTTCCATTTTTCCCATTTTTCCAGTTTTCATATTTCCCCATTTGCATTGACTTCTTCCATTTTTCTTCCATTTTTCCAAACCCAAATCTGCAAGCTATAAAACACCCTAAAAGTCACTATCGTTTTGGTCATCATCGCTGTAAATCACCCACGCATAAGGAGCGAAAACATCTGCCTTTTCAGCGGTTTGTAGGGTTTGAAAGCACCGATCAAAGTCCTTTTTTGCCGTTGTTTCGTCGATCTGGGTAGCATAAAAAGCTGCTCTCCACTGGTCAACGTGAACCGATTTATTGCGTTTTCCAGCACTATCCCGCATCTCTCCATGCTCCTTAATTGCCTTATGCAGTGCGTTCAGAACCAACTTTTGGACACCTCCACGACCTGTCCTTGGCGGCGGAACCTTGGATTTCTTGTGCTGCTGGTCGATGTTTTCCTGCTGCTCCCTGACCGCTAAAGAGACGTTTTCGTCCAGCCCTAATGCGCTTTCCTTGTCCTGGTTAATGTTGATTTGGACCATCTCAAAGCCAAATTTAAGGTTGTCCTGGCCATCCTTTTGCTTACTTATGGTGAGGATTCCTTGGCCAGCGACGCCTTCTTTAAGGTCATCATTGACGAGCTTTTGCAGCTCCAACTGCGTATCCACAGCGCCTAATAGGCTTGAATGACCCCTCAATCCTTTAGTGGCGTCCTTGCCACTATGGTGCAAAACCATCAAAGCGCAGTCCAGTTTGCGCTGTAACCTGCCTGCGTTATGGATGAATGCGCCCATGTCCTGGCTGTCGTTCTCGTTGCCGCCGCCGAAGGCTCTGGCAAGGGTATCTATCTGCACCAGGCGCAGCTCTATGCCTGTGCGCTCTATCAGGCTGTCAATTGACTCCATCAACAGGTTGAAGTCATCCGCGCTTGATCTCAGGTTCAACTGGTAGCGTATGACGTAGATTTCGGCCCCGTCCTGAGTCTGGTGGTTGATCTTGCAGGCTTTGATACGCGCCCCGATACCTCCATGGCCTTCTCCCGCTATGTACAGGACCGCACCAGGGTTCGTTACCTGGTTACCCATCCACTGCCTGCCGGTGGCCACCGCCTCGGCTAAATCGAGTGCGATAAAGCTCTTGAAACTGCCAGGTGGTCCGTAGAGTGCCGAGAACCCACCCTCCGGTAATACGTTCTCAATGATCCACCTGACAGGCTCATCCTTGATGGTGTCCCATGCCTCGATGTTGAGGAGCTGCGGCGTCGGGTTGTAGGCTTCTTGCTCTGTTTGCGTTGTTTCTGTTAATTGTTCGCTGTCTGTGACAGGCATCTCCTTAGTGATGATCGGCGCCTGCTTTGCCATCTCCGCAAGTTCCTTGCGCGTACCCTTCATGTGGTGCACCCACTCGTGCGCGTCATCCCCCTCTACCATCAGGTCCAGGTCCAAGTACCGGATTGACTTGGCCACAGGTAGCAGGTTCTGTATTGCACGCCTGGCGTACTGTCTACCTGGCTCGTCGTTGTCCGGTATGACCACTATGTTGGCGCCTGCGAAGTACTGCGTTATCTCGGCTGGCCAACTGCCTGCACCCGTGTGTGACGTGGTGGCTATGGCGCCAATGCTTACTAAGGCGTCCGCTGCCTTTTCACCCTCCACCAGGTAGATGGCACGGCCTGCGGTCTTAGCGTCCAAGAGTTCCGGTAGCTGGTACGGCACTATGCGAGTGTCCTTGAGTCCGGCAATGCGCTTCCCCGCGGCGTCCACGCGGTGTATGGAGTACGTCTTACCCTTGGCGTCGTTAGTCTTGTACCTGCGCTTGGTAAACAGGACATCGCCGTCCTCCGACCTGTACAGCCATTCCTTCTCCAGTACCGGAGCCTGGTGCTGGGTGAAGCTAATCTCCTCACGTTTAGGTGTGGTGGGCAGCAGGTTGCGCTCCCTGACAGCGTCGAACACGTCCCGCTGGTCGCAGCCGCCGTGACAGTGAAACAGAACCTTTCCCTCCGACTCGGTGATCGACAGGCTGGGGTTCTTGTCGCCGTTCCCTCTGCCGTGGCCAGGTACGGGGCATGAGCACACCCACTGCCCGTTGACCTGCTTGGCATTACCCAGCGCCTTGGCTATTGTTTCTGTGTCCATTTATTCGTTCTCGTTATTCGAGGGGAAAAAAAAGCCGGTGGAGATCAACCCACCGGCGCGTTCAGTCTAACGCTTAGAAAATCTCGTCATCCTCTACCACTTCCACGGGCTTGGGAGCTGCCTTGCGTACCGGCTGCACTACTGGCGCTGGCTCAAAGGCTACTTCCTCGGCTACCGCATCCAATCCAGCAGGACGGGCAACCCAACCCTTTAATACGAAAATTGGTATCCGTGTCGTACCCTTACCAATCTTCTCGGCCTTAGAGTGACCGTACTCCAGCACAGGCAGCTTGCTAGGGTTAGCGGCACGCTCGGCAGCGCAAGCCTTGTACATCTGCTCCAGCCCCATGTTTGGGCCTACGCCGTTAGATGACCACTCGGCAGCACCGATCTCTTTGTTGTACAGCACCACCTGGAAACCTCGCTTGTGTTCGGGGCTGGGCTGCGGCCCTTTCTTGCCGACAGATTCGTCTTGGACCCAATCGCGTACACCGACACCTAGCAAGAGCCAGCCTGTCTTAATGTTGTCGATGTCGAACACTACTTTTTTGAGTTCGATCTCCTCGTTGTTGTTGTTGGTCCAGGCATTAGCTTGGGGCGAGAACCGGATGTAGTTTCCAGAGCCGGATGATGAAGATAGATTTAGCATTTGCGTTTAGCTTTCAGTTTTCAGAGTTGTAGTAGGGCTGTGCTCTCGCCAAGCCCACGGGATTTGGATAACGTGAGTCCAGAAGAAACCTTCTTGGTCACACTATCCAAAACTTGTTTCCTGTCCTTGCCCAGAATCTTGTCTGCGGCAGCAGGCGAAATGATTGATGTCTCGTAAAGTTGCGTCTCGGGTATGCCAGCAGACAGCAGCACCTGGACAGCGTCCGAGTCCTTAGTCCACTGCCTGGTGGGACGTTTAGGCGCCATCTGCCAGCCGCGCAGAACACCACCCGCTTCCAGCGTCTTGGTGGCCTGCTTACGCAGCGCAGTGATGAAGTCCTCTACCAGTTCCGCCTTGTCCAGCAAGTCCGATACCTGGTCCGGCGTCAGGGTTGTGATGTCAGCAGCCACGGGGACCGCGGCCAGCGCCTTGGTCTGCGCGGGACAGATCATCTTAGCGGGGCAGTATTGGCAGGCTTCTTTGGATGGTGTGGGTTCGGTTGTATCCTTCACGGCAGCGTTTACCGCAGGCATGAGCACGTTATCAGCCCACTCGTGCAGCTCTGTTGCTGTCATTATGTGCGTTCGGTTATCGCCTGTCTGGGGCTGCACAATCGTAAGTCTGATAATTTCAAAGGAATGACTCAGATATTTCTTGAGCACGCCCAATGCGTAAATCTTCATCTGTGGGGAGTCAGCGTCCACCCACTGCCGACCTGTTTTTAAGTCCGCAATTTCCAGTATCGACTTGTCCTCATTGAAGGCAACAACGTCAGCAGTACCAGCAACCCTGACCAGGTCGTTGGAGAACGCGACCCCGAATTGCTCCACCTTAATAGTGCCTAGTTCCTTCTCCAGTGCAGCCACCATGCGGATGTGCGCGAGTGCGAATTCAGCGTTCTCCGTAGTCATTGTGATGCCTTCAATGACCTTACCTACAAAGTCCATCGGGTCCTGATCTAGCTGCCAGCAAGTCTCAGACAGCGAGTGAATGGCAGTGCCTATCTTTGCCGCCTCACCTGACTCCTCGTAGGGTACTTTTAGGGACAGGCGAGCTGATGCAGGGCAGGCGATCCAGCGAGCTGCGGATGATGGACGAAGGATTAATTGTTTCATTCGGGGCTTTCGTTGATGAGTAATTGGTAAGCAAGGTTGCGTACCTCGGACGTTACGCAGTGGCCAAGGTCCTCTGGATGCACCAGGCGCTTCAGGAATTCGGTCTTATCGCGTGATGCGTTGCGCTCTTGCTCCAGTTGCGTTGCCAGGTACACGGCGTGCTCGCGTAGGGTTCGTAGGTCTTGCAAGCTCACTTGTTTCCCTTCAGATACCAAGCGCCAATGAGCACGGCATCAGCGCGCCCGTCATCCTTGACCCGTGCAAAGGATTTCTGGTGACTTGGATACAGCTCGCAGGCTCTGGCGCGTGATGCGTCCTTGCCTGCACCACGGCCTATGCCCTTTGTCCATACGCTAGGCATGACGTAGGTGACGGGTATGTTGTAGGCCGCCACAATGCCCTCAATGATGCCAAGGCTGCGCCCAAAGCTAAACATTGATGTCACCCCCTGCCCTGGCATTGCGGATACCTTCTCAACAATGACGTGGCGAGGATCGTATTGACAAAACACACCTGCCAAATCAGCAGCAGCTATCTGCCTCTTTGCTTTGCCGTTGCGGGTAAGTTCGTGGGTAGGCATATCCAAAACGGCAATGAGATCGTGCCCGTCAAACACCGCCAATGCGCCACTCAAGCCTGGGTCGATGGACAGGACAATCATTGGGGCGCCTTTGCCGCAATCAGCGCGTCCACTGCTTGCTCCAATTTCATAATATTGCTGTACAGCGGGATCGTCTTGCCTGTAGACCACCTGCTGAGTTGGGCAGGGTCAATGCCTGCTGCATACGCTAGGTCGTTCATCTTGAACCCTGCTTCCTTTGCTTTGAGACGTATTGCCTCGATTGCTTGCTCAGTTGACGAAATCATTGTGCCTAACCCCTTTAATTGACGAATGCGTCCATTCTAAAGGTGTTTTTTGACTAGAAAAGCAATTATTTTGCGTAACTAAGGGTAAATACCTACTTAAATCAGTTGATGAAGTAGTCAATTCATGTAAGATGCAAGGCATCAACAACCAGCAAACAGGATACAAAATGAAAGCAGTTCAAATCAAAACAAACAAAAACGGCATCCAGTACGGCCTATTCGCCGTTCACACTGGTCTGTCCGCTGATGCGGATGACGTTACCTATGCCGTTTACAAATTGTGTGAAAACTATAGCCGTCATATTTCTGGCGGTATCGCCAAAACATGGCGTTATGTTGCCAAAAATTTGGCTTTTGAAGATGCTTTAACACTGTTTGAGCGTCGCTCAAAATAATCACCAACCCACGGGGCTGCGGCCCCATCTTTAGGAGTCCACCATGCGCTACCGCGAACACTACACCATCCAACCCGTCACCCGCAAATGGGCAGAGATTGCCCTGGCCCTTGCCATCGGAGTCGGTCTGGCCTTTTTCTTATTCATGGGAGTATGACTATGAGTGAATCCATGCAAAAAGAAATCGACGCGCTGGTAGCAGAGCTGTCACCCAAACCAGGCAGCCTGGGCATCCTTACTACGCATGAGATGGTGTCCCACCTGCGGATGGCGGCCACCAGGGGAACGTTAATCGGATGGGTTGGCGCCGAAAGACTTACCAGCGCCAAGCACAAGCAGGACTACGACAACCTCGCCCAGCATTGCAAGCAACTTGAATTAGAAATAATGGAGCTGAAAAGGTGAGAAAGCGCAGCTCGTACCGGCCCAAGCCGCAGCTGCCGAATCCGGTGGCCTGGCTTGTTAATGGCTTTAAGCCTGTCTCGCAGGCTGGCATTGTGAATGTCCAGATCAAGAACCACCAGGCCATCGACGCACTCAGAAAAGGTGTTGCGGACCGCGAGGACATTGACACGATCATTGCCGCGCTGAACATTACCGAGGCTTTGCAGCGTCTGGGCATCGGTGATGAGTACAGGGACCAGGTCAGAGCCGCCCAGAACGCGCTATACGCCGTCTCACGCAGAGGCATCGACAGAGAGTATCGGTTCGTGCTCAAGGCGCAGGAATTGACCGCCATCAATTTAGGCATGGAGATACACGACGCGCAGATAGAAGTGACCAGCATCAAGCACATGGAGGATGCGCTCGACATAGTCAGGGACGAAATAAAGAACCGCAAGGCGCGGGTAATATTGGAGAAATCAGCATGAGATTTTTTAAGTTTTTGAAGGACTACTACCGAGAGTTAACGCCAGCCGAAGTCATCCAGCGTGAGCTTGCTTGTGCCCATCTGGACCGACTGGAGGCAGAGGCAGCAGTCGAGTATGCGGCGGCAGTGCTCGATATGAATATGACCCGCATTGAGCGTTTAAACACCAGACTGAAGGAGTACAAGTTATGACCTGCTGCGAATATGGGAAATGCACTAACGCACCCAACTGCCCCGTTAGACAAGCACACAGGGAGGCCGCAAACAGGGCATATTCTGAGCGTGGAATGATTAGGGACACTGACCCCTACACAGACACAATCGGCACGTTTAAGGCGCTTATTTCTGTGCTTGCTGTGTGCATTGTAGTGACGCTGATTTTCTTTTTTTGGGGGAAGTGATGAACTTTGAGGCTTGGGTTTCCGAGCAGGTTTCTGCTGGCGAAGATGCAACCATCAGCTTGTGGTTGCTTGAAAAAGAATTTTTTGGCAGTTTTTACTTTGAGCGAAGAATTGCAATTTGGGTGGATGCCCTTGCAAAACGATTGGGCGTGACGGCAACAATTCATTGGCCTAGCAATGTGGTGACCTTTTATCCAAGAGCAAGGGGAACAACATGACAGGTTTTCAAAGCAAACGCGAGTCCGCTATCGGACGTTTTGCAAATGGCAGCGACTCTAAGCGCAGGGTCCTCGGCCTTGCTGGTGAATGGTCACCACGCGAGAAACTGCCAGGCGAAGCACCGCCTACCACTATCTCTATCTGGCATCATCCAGTTTATCAACCGCCAAAGATGGAGACGCCTCGCCCTGGTGCTAACGATCACCTCAACATCAGGAGCAGAAAAGCATGAAGTCCGTCAGGGAGCCGCGCATACTGGACATCTTGCAGCGAAAGGATATGTCTACCTCAGAGATATGCGTCCTGGTCCACTGCACGCAAAGGTCAGCGCAGGAGCTGCTGGCCAAGATGCGCCGCAAGGGTCTGGTGTATAGGTCAGGGTGGCGGCGCCAGCCAGATGGCATTGCGGCGGTGTTTAGGGCAGGCATAGGCGTCGATGCGCCAAAGCCTCCACGGACTTCTGATGTTGAGCGTAAGAAGAAGTCCCGTGCCAAAGAGACTCAGGAGGACAAAGAGTTTCGCCAGGCGCGTGAGAAGGCCAAGAGCATTAAACCCAGGCGCGATCCAATGATTGCGGCGTTTTATGGAGAGTACAAGTGAAAGAAATAGAAATACTCAAACGATTGCTTGACCAGGCTAATGCTATTGAGGCAGAGACAGGTGAAGTGCCTACTGCCGTCGAAGCATTAACCTGGGCTATTGATGAGATTACTCATTATTCATTGAGTCGTAAGCAAGCAAGCCGCCAGCGCCGGCCCCAAGCAATGCAGCCAGTTCTGGATCAATGTATCCAGCATGAGTCTGTCCACGAATAATCATATCGCGTGCAGTTTCTGGTGATACGTTTAGGCGCCTAGCAGTCTTTCCAATTTGCTGGGAAAGCAATTCCAACTTACCAGCTCCAATTGGTGATGTAACACCAGTAGCGCCCGATCCAGCACCCCATATAACTGCTTGCGCAGGGACCGGCTCCAACCCCATAGGAGCTGCAATTTGATTTTGCCACCAAGGTCCAAGAGATACCATCTCAGGTACAGATGCACTTGCATTTGGCACTGATGCTTTACCTTTTTTAGTGGTAGCACCACGAACATCAGGCAGACCAACTATGCGTGACCAATGCGCATCACCAACTGGCCATTGAGTCTGAAATCCTGTCTCTGGTACTCCAGATGCTGCAATGTAACTTGGCACTTTTGCAGACTTCATATCAAGCAATCCACCACTCAAGTACTTTTCCATAGGTCCAGCTTGTGCTGTCTTATGGTAAGGGTGGCCCATGATTGCTTCAAGCTCTGGTGGGAAATCGCTTTTACGTTTGTAAACTGGCAATCCACCATACTTTTTAAAGTCTTGAAACCTTCCAGCTTTATCCATCATGTAAGCAGCAGAACCACGATTTAACTCGGTAAGAACCTCGCTTCCAGGACTAGACATTCCGGTTAATGTATTGAATTTGTTGTATTCAGTAATGGCTTGCTCTGGGCCATAAATATCAGCAAATCGTTGAAATAGTGGGTCCATTGTGTACCAGGAAGCCATACCCTTATACAAATCAGGCTGCTGCTGTGCCTCACCAATGATGTCAGTAATCCTTTTCGTATTTCTAGGATTCATTACTTCTGCTGCGTGCTCCGCACCAGTAGCATTTTTTGCAGCCTTAAAAGGTCGATCAGTAATGTTTCCTTGACGCTGACCTTGCTGAGAAATATTCCAAAGGTCTTCCCTAGTAACACCAAACAATTGATTTAGCAGTGGGTCTTCTGGAGCCACGCGAGATGCAGCTTCCGCTACAAGTTCTTTTGGATTCTGATAAATATTGGGATAAGCAATACGCTGCGGACGCATCACTGTTGCATCCTTTTTGCCAATTCTTACAGCACCAGTTTGCGATCCAAACTCGCTAGGCATTGCAGCGTTTTCTGCCATCCTAGCCATTGATTGGCGCATAGGTATTGCAGAAAGCGCAGCGGCCTCTGGCAGTATTGGCGGTATCTTGGCATCGGACAGCAACCCACCAAGGTACTGCAAGGCGTTCTGAGCACCCTCAGTTCTAGGCTGATAGGTATTGCGCTCAATAAACCTACGCGCTTCCTCCTCGGCGATCCTATTGGCCTCTGAAGTGCCATACTTGCCACTTGTCATGCCCTTGTAGACGCCATAAGGCATACCCACCATGCTGGATACAGCACCCGAGCCAAGCATGGCTCCTGTCTCTCCAATGCTCTCTAAATAGTCAAGCAAGCCCATCTCAGTTACTCCTTATTGACCATACGGCCCTGCTGGGCTAAGAAAGTTAAATTGATCATTGCCTACGCCAGAACCAATTACCGGAGACGTAACGCGGCCAGCTTGCCCAGCGGTATATCCACCATAACCGGCTGCCCGTGAACGTGCCTCGTTCATCCTGCGAATCTGGTCACCAAGCTCAACAAGGCGCTGCTGCTCACGCGATAGCAGTAAACGTCCCATCTCAGCCCTAACTGGCTCTGGCGTACCCATGCGATTAAATAGGTTTGTAGCCGCTGCCGCTACACCAGGTACATTACCTGTGCTTACAGCCTGCCCAGCCGCCATAACAGCGGGTATTCCAAGGTCCTCCATCCCAGCCAAACGTCCAGCACTTTGCGATCCACGGCCAAGAGATTCAAGACCTTTAAGTCGAGCCTCTTTTGCAACTGCTGACGCAAATTCTCGGTAATCGTTATTGAATACTGCCTTTACGCGTTCCCGTGTACTTGGTTCTTGCCACATCTTTAGTAGTGACGTTTGACCAGCCACTGTACCCGTCTTTTGACGTAAAGCCTGCAATGCTCCAACGCGAAACGCATCCATCTCTGACTGAGTTAGTCCAACCAGTTGTTGTTTAAAGTCAACAATATCACCAGTCATAGCAGTGCGGCCAAGTTCAGCGGCATCCCTCATTTGCGAAGGACCTGCCCACTTCTCCATAGCCTGTGCATAAGCAGATTTACCGCCAAGTCTTGGTGATTTATCTGTTAGTACAGTTATCAAGTCCTTGCGTACATCATCATAGGCATTGGCTTGTTGGCCACCACCAGCACGCTTTAACGTCTGCGCAGAGTCGTACAAAGAATGCTTTAGCGTATCAAGCACGTTCATCGGTACAAAATCACCTTTTTGCAAGTTAGCCAAGTCAATCGTCTGTCCCGTCTTTGTCTTGTACAGCAACTCAGCAGGACCCTGCAAAGACTCAGATCGTCTTAACAATGCAGCTAAAGTATCGTCAACCTTGACAGTCGCTTTATCAATAATGTCATAAAAGGGTCGAGATTCAGACTGGCGTTGTGCATTAAATGCATCAATGCTTTGCTGAAACTGCGCACCCTGTGTGCCTAAAGCCTCGTCAGCGGCAGTCACTAACCGGCCTGCACGTCCAGCCTGGCGCTCACGGATAGCACGCTCCAGAGCCTGCTTTGTTTCACCAGGTAGCGTAGCAATAGTGTCCAGCAATTGCCGAACATTGGCGCCACCAACGTCAGCAATACGCGCCTCTGGTCCGAGCTTACCCATCCTGGCCTGCGCCATACCCAATGCGCTTTGCAGTAAATCTGGTGGCGTATCGCGCAGCAGCGCCTCGGCAACCTTTTGCTGGGCATAGGTAGATGCCGTTTCTTGTGAACCATACCTGCCAGCAACCTGGCGTCCAGCAGCTCCTAAAACGCCCATTACAGGCTGCGTAATAGGTCCAAGCACCGCACCCATCAGCGCGCTCTTTCCAGCGTCTGTTGCTATCTCTCCTGCTGTCTGTCCCTCGCTTGCTCCAGCCCCACCAAGCAATCCATAACCGACGCCTCCAGCACCGGCCTGGACCATGCGCTGACCCAGACCCATAACCTTGCCAGCCTCTGGCGCCGCAGTTAGATAGCGTCCAATATTTGAAACAGTCTGCGCCACTTTTGGTGCAGCAAATTCAACTGTAGGCATAACTGCCTTGCTAACAACGCCAGCCGCCCTCATAGGTAAACCTGCAAGCATGGTGGGGATTGACGCCACGCCCTGCAAGCCAGCAGATGTCCAGGGGTTTTCCTTCATGTAGGACTCAGCAGCTCCACGACGTATATCACGCTCCTGCTGATACGCCTCGAATAGCGGTTTACCAGTTTGATAGGCAGTAACGGGAGCCGCCAATGCACCGGCAAGTTCATCATAGAAGCCGAATGTCGGACCCTGCATCGCAGTCAAGAAACCTTTTTCAAGTTCAGACTTTTTGGCGCCGGCCTCGTAAGCAGGAGACTTACGCTCAGACAAGAATTTAAGTATCTCTGCTGGTGCGTATTGGTTCTCTACTGCGCTTGTAATGCTTTGAGTTAGATCAGGCATTGAGGCAAGATACTTGATGATCTCATCATCCTGGTATCCAGCAGATTTAGCCTCTTTGATCTTAATTTTTAGATCATCCATGATTTAATCCTTATGGTACTCTAGGCTTAAAAATATCGCCTAATGGCTTTCTTTGCGTTCCACCAGGTCCACCACCCATCAAAGACGGAATTTTTGCCTGTTCTCCAAGTGCAGTGCCAAGGTTTTTGAATCCGTATGAAGTACCAAATGCCTCGTACTCTTGACGCTTTTTGTTGTAAGCCTGACCAGCAGCCGCATAAAGTTCATTAGACAAACTCTGGAAATCATCACGCTGAGTAGGTGTCAGCTTTTGACCTGACATCATGTTGCTAAAGTAGTTCTGTAAACGATCCATGCGACCAGCAGCGGCCATTGCAATACCAAGTTCAGACTCACGTACAACAGAGCCAGGATCAAGCAGTTTCATTACCTTAGTAGCGCCAGCAACATCACCAATTGGAGTTCCTTGCTTTAATGATGAAACTACCTGTCCGTATGCAGATTGCATATCGCTGAAATCTTTGTAGATTGGTTCTGCTTTAAATGCTTTACCCAAAGACATCTCATTTTCAAAGCCTTTTTGACCGCCAGTCATATCAACAGGAACATTGACCTTTGTTATTGGTGCAAGTGTTCTACGATAATCACCAACTTGGCCCATGCCAGTAGCACCAGTTCCACCTAGTTTTTGACCTAAAAGGTACTCAACAGAACGGATATCTGGTGACTGTGGCTCATACGGCATAACACCTTGTGCAATCCTACTATCGCCTTTTTTGTTGTACTGGACCATCTGAATTTGTCCGTTAACAACTTGCGCTACTGGTGCTCCGTATTCTTCAGCACCTAGATCAGCAGGTTCAATTGGAGCCGGTATCACGCCGCCCGTATCTGTTTGGATATAGTATTTTCCATCAGCAGCTTTAAATGGTTGTCCTTGTGTCTTAGCTGGCTGCATATACTTCATCAACTCCGGTATGCCTTCTTTTGCTGGCAACCGAGACAGCAATGCAGCCATTTGCGGAGGCAAATTAGCGCGTTGCATTTGAGCACCACCAATAGCAGGATTACCTAAACTTGGAGAAAGTTGACCAATCATCTCGGCCCTAGCAACAGTAGGTCCTGCAGGCAGTTGCGCTGTAACTGGAGCAGCCAATACAGACTCTGGAGTCATGGCGCCCATTTCTGGCGCTTGTCCACCAGTTAGCTGCATAACCATCTTGGCGTAATCCTCTTGCATCTGCTGCGCACGCTTTGCCTCCTCCAGCTTCTGCTTAGTAAGCAGTCCTGCAATGCCCTGCTGCTGCGCCTGCTGGTAACCCGTCTGTCCAGCCCCATACGCCTCGCCCAGAGCCTGGCCGATACCGATAGGCACTCTACTTGGACCAGATGACCTTAACAATGACATTGCTGCCTGCATGACGCCTTGGTCACGCATAGCCTTTAACTGCTCTGGGTCCAGGTAGCTTTCAAAGCCGCTGGATGGCGCATTGCCAAACAGCAAGCCGCCTAAATCAAAATCTGCCATGATGTTTCCCCTTTAACCAAGTAGTCCAAGCAAGCCGCCAAGTATGCTTCCTGGTACGCCAAATTTAGAACCAGCCAAAGCACCTCCAAATGCACCTGTAAGTGGATTTTTTGTATATGGTTCACTTGTTGTAGTACCCAAGTTAGGAATACCCTGACCCAAAGCAGACTGCGCCACCTGTAGCTTTTGCAGACCGATATTGCGCTGCGCGTCCATCTGATCTTGCAACAACTTTCGACGTGCTTCACCAGCCTGCATAACCGTATTAGCGCCACTCATGCGCAGACCCTGCTGTAGTTGTCCAAGGTTACCCAACTGATTAGCAGCTCCAAGTCTTAACTGAGCACCCGAAAGACCAGCACCCTGATTAGCAAGTGACGCCTGCTGCTGACGTGCTAGATCAGCCTGCTGCGCGGCCATAGCTTCTCTAAATGCGTTCTCATTGAGCTGCGTAGAAAGCCTGCCCGCCTGCGTGCCATAGCCAAGGTTTGTCTCAGCCTCTGCAATACCCTGACGTGAACCACCAAAGGCGCGTGCCTGTTGCGCACGTTGAGAAGTCTGGCGTATGGCATTCTGACGCGAAGTCTCCAGATCAGACAATGCGTTTTCTCTAACGTATTTTGTATACGGGTTCATGTAGCTGCCGATACTTCCAGCGCCACTCATACCAAGGTTTGCCTGCGCAGCATTGACCATTCCAGGTTGATAGGTTCCTTCAACACCAGTACGGTATGTGGCCTCGTCAACAGTGCCAAGTCCAGGTCCAGCGAGTCCGGTATTGATTAACTGCTCCTCTCCGGCCTGGTACATTGGATTGAATCCAGCAAACTGCTGCACTGGTAGCGCACCAGCAACTCCCTGCGCCTGCTCCAGGTTAGCTAAGAATGCTTTCTTTAGATCGGGATCAATGCTTGTTGTCGCCGTCTGACTGCCGCCTTTGCTCATACGTTTCCCCTTTACATTTCGAGCAAGCCGCGTAGCTTGCCCTTAGAAATCTTGCCGCTATTGATGGCGTTCATCAACTCGATGCCGTATTTTTTTACAGCCTTGTCATTGATGACAAACTCTCCAGACTTTAAGGCGCCATATCCTTGATCTGGACCCATAGGGTTTGGACCTTTAAGGTGCTGCATGGATACCTGTCCACCTTTAGCAAGCCCACCCGCATCACGGCTTCCCCAGCTTTTATTATCACCACTATTATCACCACCATAACTACTATCACCACCAGCATCACGGCGTCCAAAACTTCTACTATCACTTCCTTCATTGCTGTAGTTAGAATCTCCAACTGCATTCGGGTTGTTGTACATACCATACTGGTTTGCAAGAGATTGCAATTGTGCTGACTCTGCCTCTGCAACACTGTTATATCCAGTAGTGTCAACAATTGGAGCCGGTGGCTGCTGACCTAGCAATGCTGGTAAAAGACCACCTGTATAACTATTTGGGTCATACCTAAATGGCATACCGCCATAGCTTCCATTGCACTGGCCACCACTGCGATCACCGCCGCTACCGCCACCACGATTTCCACCACCCATATCGGGCAAGACTACAGGTGCAGCAGGTGCAGCTCGTTTGTACAGGTCAGGATTGAACCCTCCCATAGCACCACCAGCACCGCCGCCTCCATAGACGTTACCCATGCCCTGCTGGTAGCCAGTACCGGCAGAGCCGCCGTAGTTGCCCATCTGGGACATGATGGCCTGATACGGACCCTGCTGCGCATATGGCAGGTAAGGCGTAGAGGAGTAATCCTCTGGCGCAGAGATGTTGTTTGCTCTTAAATAGTCAGTGATGCCGCCTAGACTCATATCATTCCCCTTACAAGTTCTTGCTCAAAATGAACCACTTAGGTTCGTATCCTTCATCGCGCAGAAACGTCTTGGCCCAGCCCTGACGCCCTGCGAGAGTAACTCGCGTGCAACCTAAACTCTTGCCCCAACGCTCGATGTGTGGTCGCATCAGCTTGAGTTCATCTAGGTCGCCGCCAGCAAGAAAGTAGTGCAAGTTCTTGATTCGCGGGTAGACAATGATCTCGGTCACAACAACAGACTTGACGCCTGGCCATACTTGGAACCTGTTATTTCCAACCCCCTCGGCAATGTCGTCAAATGTGTGTGTACCTTCAGAGTATTCTAAAGCCGATTCCACCTGCTGGCGCAGCCTGTTTAACTCGTCCAGGTCTGTCACCGACGCCCACCGGCAGTCGCCTCCAGCCGCATAACCCCAATCCTCCAATCGGCCAAGGTGTTAGCCGTAACCTTCATCTCAACCTGGCGCCCAGAAAATCTTACAGACGTAGGGTTTGCCGCCGTGTAGGGTCCAAAAGTAGACTCCGCGCCTGTCGGGTAGAACCTTGACGTGAAAGAAACAACGGCCTCGCCCAGTGTCTGCTCGTCAGGAATCACCTGCCTAACGTTCATTATGTTCTCGCCTGTACCCAGCTCGATGGGTCCAGATTGCGCGAACAAGGTGGCCGAGTCATAGGCAAAACCGACCTCGTGCTCGTAGATATAGCCATTGGTATCCACCATCACGGGATAGGTGAACACCCCTGCATCAGCACCCGCTAGGCGAGACAATGTGCCTATGTTCCAGTGACCCTCGCGGTAGTTGTACGTCACATAAGAGTCGTTCTCGTTGGAGTCATTGGAGGGGTAAAACCACCATATCTCACCGAATTTGCTATTGTGGACGGCATAGATTTTTGACTTTTGCGTCAAGTTTATATCGTTGAAAATGTAGTCAGACACGTCGCACGGCAGTGGCTTGACGTACCCGTCGTACATCCAAAACCCGCTGCTGGACATCCAGATGGCGGCAGTGTCGATGGCGGCCACTGACTGCGCCGAGATCAACCCGCACCCGCTGCCGGCCTTGTCAAACCCATAAACGAATGGTGCGCCAATGTACTGAGCTGTGTGCACGTCTACGTCAGTAAACAGTAGGTTTACACCCTTAACGCGCTTGCCGGCCAGTAAAGTTCCTGGCGTGGCCAACTCGTAGTCACCCGCCAAATTGTCTATGGCGGCAGTCCAAACTGTATTGTTCTCTTGATCTGACCAGGCCACCTTGCGCGGGTTGCCGCCAGCACCTAAAGCAAACACGATCCGGTCTGCGGTCACCATTACCGCCTTGCATCCTGTCGGTGCATTGGTGATGGCCGCTGCCAGCGTAGGCGTTGTAAAACCCAACTGCCACTCGTACAGCTTCCCATCTGCACTTGAACAAGCAATCAGGTACTCACCCCAGGTATCCATTGACCAGGTCGTTGCGCTGATAACGTCACCCAAGTCAGGGCGCTGCACGCCATACGCGAAGTTTCCATAGGCAGCGTACCCGTAGCCGGTGTACGAAGTAGCATCAGCAATGCCTGCCGTAAACCCTGTTGGGGTAATCTCTTTGAGCGTGCCCGACTCGTTCATCACATAAAGTTTAGTGTGCGTACCGGCTGCAATCCAACGATCATTGGTGTTATCACGCCAGGTAATCAGTCCCCTGCACTTTCCACTCATAGCCGTCTGAGAGCTGAAACGCTTGCGCCACCCGTTAATCGGGCGCAGAGTGTTCTCGTACCAACGAACCAGGTTAGCGTCGTACCAGCGCCCTGATGATTGGTACTCAGTCCCGTTACGATAGATTCCTGGTGGTATTTTTAATGGTATGTACATGACGTTCTCACATTGTGTTTGACACAAATTGCATGGTCGTAATCAGCGACGCGGTAGATGGATAGTTGGACGCCGCAGCGTATGCCTGGATGCTGACTGCGGTGCTGTCAGTCTCCCACCAAAGCTCGATGTAGTCATTGGCAGCAAGTGACAGAAAGTAGTTCCATGCAATTATTGTGTGGCCATTGACTGCGCCATGCTTAGAAGGTATCCCAGCAAATCCAGTAGAGCCAACAAGATTTGTCCCGTTGACCTTAATCCATACCCTTACATCATGGTCTGCGCTGGCTGTATTTTCAAACTGACCAGACCACTGTAGGTTATATATACCAGAGTCAGTGACTGTGATACGCGAGCTGCTGACAACTGTCACCCCATTGGTGAAATCAGTCGTATTAAACGTCATGGCATACGCGGTATTGATGGCCGCCGCAGTCTGGTCTACAGTACTCTGAAAGGCGCCATAGGGCGCGTTTATGTACCGGCTGCCCTTGACCCCAAACAAGGCGCCAAGCACCGAAGTTATTTTGCGAAAGTAAACGTTCAGCGCTCCATTGGACTCATTGAAGTTACGACGCTCGTACTCCTCTGGTGGATACCCCAGATTAGGCGGCGTCGGAGTCTCAAGTTTTTGCTGGATGGCCATAGTTTTATTGTGCCACCATTAGGATAAGAATAGGACGCGCTCATCCTTGCGCCGGTTCTGCAAACCTTTCAATGGCTTACCGCCGGCCATGCAATACTTCAAAAGCTCGTCCGCAGCGCCTTCCATATCCCCGCGTAGCACTTTTTGGCGTAGCGTACTACGCTGGAGTGTCCCAAGACCCACGTTAAAAGAAAAGCTAACAAGCCCATCAAACTGACCCTGTGTAAGAACGACAGGACAGAATCGTTCCACGCCGCGCTCAAAGCGATCAAGGTCTGCTGCAAGTATTCCATCTACCTCCTCCATAGACCACAGCCGGTCATCCTCTGGCCTCAATGGGTATCCATTACGTTCTTCTAGCTTTAGCTTACTCTGGGCTGGGTACAGTACGTGGCCAACGCAAACAGTCCAAAGCAGAGCCGGACAGCGATAAGGGCGCTGCCTAGTCCCCTCGTGGTGCTTAATCATTGACAGTGCCTTGGCAGATACTTTCATTTCTTTTGCGTTTGCACGCACCCCACTTTGTAGCCCAGGTCGCGCCACTCTTTAGCCGCCTTCTGGCAGGCAGCCTCGTACTCAAAATATCCAACGATTAGGATTGAGTTCATGTTGATACCTGTAACTAGCACCAGGGTCCAGATCATTTTCCAAAGGCTCGGCCACCAAAATGGAACGCTACTATGGAAGCAAACAGTGCCTGGGTATTGCTGTCCCACAGCTTCTCAGCCAGCGCAGGGAATGCCACGCCGTTGTTGTATCCATAGATAAATAAACCAACGTCTACGAAAACCAGCAGCAGAAAGAATCCCATAGTAATGAAACTGCGCGTTCCAGCACGCAAGTCCTTTATCCACTGTGATGTTCCCTCTCCCAGAGACTCGTCGTGCTTGTAGATGGCGTTCATCTCAGCAACCTGGGCATTGACTAAGTTCTCTCCAGCCTTGGCAGTTGTCTCTAACTCTAGCTGCTGGCTGTGTATCTGCTCAACCCGTTCCTGCGCCTCAAACCCTGCCTTGCGCAGCTCTAGCTCGCGCTCGATCTGCATAGCGGCCAGCGCCAGCTCGTGCTTCTTGTCATTGCGGTCCTGGAAGAAGTCCAGCAACTTGGGCAGGCCACCCATCAGGAAGGAGATCAGTGTGGATAGGATAGTCAGCATGGTTTAGTCCTTTTTGCAGGGGGGAGCATCTTCACTATGGGAAAGTTTTACGCCAGCCAGCAGCCCAATAAAGCCACCAACAATAGTCTGAAATGCGGGAGATATGAGTTTAAAAATTTCTGCGTTGTCCACAAGGGGGTTAAACAGACCAGCCATTAGCACACCGACCATTCCAATGACAACCACACACAGGGTGAAGCTGACCATTAGGGTCACAAAAAACGTAAGTTTTGATTTGATGTCGTTCATCTACTTTTCCATCAAAAGTGTTAGCCACCAAAAACAAAGACCTAGCAACAGCAGCGCAAGCGCACCACCAATTAGCCAGGTCAACAAATCTTCTATCTCTGCCTTGCGCTTCTTAGCGTGATTCTCTGCCAGTATTTCCTCTACCTTGCGCTGCTTGATGATGTTGTTGCGCTCTACCATGAGCTGCTGCCACAGGTCAGCGTTACCGGACATCACCATATAGTTGTTTAACTCTCTCTCAGCATCAGCCAACTGCTTGGCCTGCATCACTATCTCAAAGGCTTGCGCCGTGTCCGACTTTGCAAAACTACTCTTAGGCTTGGACGCTTCCCTCTGGACAATGTCCTTTGCCTCGAAAAACTTCATCATCTCCCCGCCAATAGCGTGGATGTCCTTGCCCATCTTGATCGCGGCCTGCACCCCCTTTATCGCGGCTTGTGCAGTCGCAAAGGCGGTGATTGGATCGATCATTTTGGATCACGATTTACCAAACCAATGGCTTACATAACCGATCACGCTACCAAAAGCAGACACGGCAACCATGCCCATCCAGAATCCACCCTTGGATTGATTCGCCATCTCAACCAGTTTGTCAATAGACGTTTCCATCTTGTCGATCTTGGCGCTCATTTCGTCAAACCGGCGCTCGTAGTCCTGCACCTTCTGCCAAAGGACTCCATAACGAATCGGGTCTATAGTTTCTGGAATGTTCATGGCTCATCCGCAGGCTCTGGTGTGTTGCCTTCTTCCAGCCATTTCAAATAGGCTTGGTAGTCTGCGCTCTCTGGTGAGAAAAAAATAAAAGCACCATCTAAAAGTCTTTTAATGACATTCTCGACAAGGCCACGTTCATTTGATATTTGTTTATACATCTTATAACTCCGCAGAAACAAGAATAAAAGCTGATGAACCAAAATCAAGAGCTACAGTGTAGCCTCCTGTTCCGCCACCCATTGTTGTCAAATAATAAGAGATTGTTTTTGAATTTACAAAATCAAATGCAAAAGTAAAACTTGAATTAGTTAAAAATCCGTTATTTGAATATACGTTAATTTGAGTCGCTCCAGAGCCATATCCTGTAACTGTTGTTGTTATAGTAAATCCAGTATTTATACGCATTTCAACAGGATGTGCATAAAACGCACGCATAAATGTAGAGCTTCCCATAATTCCAGAACTGTACGCAGCTGCCCCGCCAAACTTGTAAAAATACCGCTGGCACAGCGCCAACTCCGTACCATAATCTCTAAAGTCAAAGCTAGTAGCAGTGGAGCCTTTCTCTAGCTGTACGCCTGTGATGTAGAAGGTAGCGCCGTTTGTGCCTACTACTGATGTAGCTCCTGTTGGAGCAAAGTAAGTAGAGCCAGACCATGTGTTTGCCGTTCCGCTGTATGTAGAACCAACACCAAGACCAAATAAAAGCTGAATCCCCTTGCCATTTGTCGTTAGCCAAGTGCCAGTTGTATCACCAGCGATGGTTACAGATTTTTGTTCCCATGTGTTAGCCACGCTGATTGTGTAGCTAAAAGGGTAAGAACGATTACCAGCACTGTTAAAAACCGAACCGCCAAAAGTACCTGTTAGGCTTGAACGAACCCAAAATGATAAAGTGATAGTAGCAGCACTTGAAGTACCCCATGCCAAATCTGCTACGTTTAAACCTTCAATCGACTGCCTAATACCAAAAAAGTCGCCAGAAAGTACGCTGTAAGCGGATGATGAAGTAATCAATAACGAGTTTACAAAACCAGTGGAAGCGGTAGTGCTTTGCTGCGTTGTAAGTTTTGAAGATTGCGTCAAAACAGCTTGAAAGCGGTCTACTAAATACTGGTCGTTAATAGGAGTAACACTCGCCCCCGCATTACGCTGGTCTATGACCATGCCGCCATTGATGATGCGGTTCTTAAAACCAAAGGTGTTAACCGCATTGATGTTTCCCGTGCCGGTTAGATTCAACGTACCAGCAACCGTCAACGTCTTACCCGATCCAACATTAAGACCAACGCTTGTACCTGTACCAGCCGCATCAAACACTGAGTCCACCAACCCCAAATCCGTATTTATCTTTGTACCCCAGGTGTCGGTACTGGCCCCTACCTCTGGCTTTGTGAGTAGTAGGTTGGTCGTTGTCGTATCTGCCATGATTTGCTCCTATGCAATTGCTTGCCAAGTTTCCGCGTTATCTGAAATTGCTGTCCATGATTCTGAAGTGTCTGTGCCTGGTGTCCAGCTCTCGGATGTATCCGAAACCGCTGACCAAGACTGAGAAGTG